CATGAACCTGCACGATTGTCTGAGGCGTGAGCCACGGCTCGATGAGATACTCTTGGTTCTTGCCAGCGTTTATGAGGTCTTCGGCGTCAGCGTCAGTCAGAAGTTTGCGTGTCCTGAGCGCGCCAGTCTCGGTGACGTGCGTCTTAAGGCGCTTGAATATGTATTCGCCCTTCTCGTTGAAGCGTTCGGGATGGTTGCGCTTCTCCATCTGCTCGACGCTGGCCACGGTGGTTTCAAACTCTATGTCTGGCAGATGGTTCATGAAAAAATGGTCCATGAAATACCGGACCTTGACGCGTAGCTCTGGCCCAAAGTTACCCTGCATGATGCACTCACTGGCGTACCGCATGACGCGCTCGTTGCGCGAGTTCGACTGGCCAGTGGGTATTCTATTGTGCGGGAATTCTCCCTTCACAATGTCCCGTTCGGTGCGTTCCCACTCAGTCATAAGTGAGCTTGGATTAAACGAGACGTTAGAAAGATCAAGGTTCTCAAAGACAAATTCCGTGCTTGTCTCGGACGGATGCGTTGGACGCCAGTCTTTCCAGACCGGGGCCTCATCAATATCAAAACCTGCTGTGACTTTCCATGAGTAGTTTTCAGACGGCGGCAGAAGCGCGTAGCTTCCGTCTCCCCTGAAGTCCAAGCCGCCAAACTTGGGCCAGTCTTCGCCGCGAGAGTTTCCGCCTGCACGCGGGCCACGTCTAACGCCGTCATTGGGATGGGTGAACCACATGTGCCAGCCGCGCTTGGTCTTGACCATAACAGGCGAGCGCATGCCACAGTTCACGGCATGCTGAAGGGCTTCCTCGTTGTCACAATCAACGACGACGATGCCGCTAATCTCTCCGGTGACGATGGCCAGCTGGGCATTGGGCCACATTTCAAACCAGCTAGATACTTCGGCCTCGGTCGGTTGCCGATGCTGAAGTTCAAGCCACTTGATGAATGGTCTTTTTGTGTCGGGCCGAATTGGAATTATGGAATAGCCGCGATCTAGGTATTCAAGTGCGGCTGCTTCCAGTGTCTCCGGTTTCGTTTCGCTCATCATCTGTCTCACTGAAATAGTTGTCGATGCACAGCAACGGGAACGCGACCTTGATACACTCAAGGGTACGGCTGCTCAGTGAGCCTTGTTTCATCCAGCGGTAAGGTGTCGTTCTCGCAACGCTAATTGCCTCGGCGCAGGCGGCAGCGCCTCCGCAATCAGCAATCATTTTTCTCACGTTGAAGCGCATGTATTCTCTTTTGCCGGATGGGATTGGGTTGACACTGTATCGAAAGAGTGACACACTCTGCCACTCAAATCAACCATCAAGTTTCACAGTCAAGGATAACCCCGCAAATGCGAATCCGTCTACCCGGTGACAGAGAAGCCGACGACAACATACATAAGGGAACAGGTGCGGGCGCGCACCCGCAGAATAAGAAAGAGACCATCGGAGATCGCTTCGATGCCGCTGAAGCTGAGAAGCTGAAGGAAGCCAAGGATGGCCAGCTCCGCCTTGCAAACGCTCTAAAGAGTATCCCCAAAGGCCTACCGGAAGACATGCGCGTCAAGCTTGCGAATGCTATACTTACGGGTAGTGGGTATAACACAGGCATGAGGGTAGACTCTGACCGCGCCGCCGATTATCAGGCTGCTGAGATAGCCTTCTATAAAGAAAAAGCCCGTGAACAGGGTGCCCGCAAGGAAGCTGCAGCATCCGAAATTTTCGATGACTTCCACGCAGAACTGAAAAAAGGAAAGTTCGCACTATGAGTATCAATCTTCGCCCCGCCGAACCAATCGACACAGGTCGCGTCCCTCACCCCAAGGATCCAAATATTCCTATGGAAGCCGAGTCATTGGAAATGGCCTACACGATCACCGACGCCGGTGTCTCTGAGGTGGCCAAGGACCTTGCTGGTCTTTATAAGGCAATGGAAAAACTTCAGGAAGCCATCAAGCTCAAGGAAGACGTTGTGGCCGAGTACGTCAGTTTCAATCTTCCTGTCTCAGTCATTGCTGAAAACGTGAAGCTCTCTATGGTTATCTTTACGCCAGAAGGCGTAATCGAAGTGACGCGATCCACTACGCGTTCGTGGGACACTGAGGTCATCGACAGCATCTATGGCGCTGCCGTCCCTGATTATATCTCTCGGAACTACTCGCTCACCCCCGCCAAGCTGCGATCGCTTCCTGAGTCTGAACAGCTTATGCTTTCAGACGCTATCATCTGGAAGCCGTCGAAGTTCAAAACCAAGAAAGCCAAATAACCATGTTCAAATCTACATCTGAGGTTGGCGCGCTGCATCACAAGACGTTGCTGTATGCGCACCATGGCTGGGGCAAGACGTTCCAGTTCCGGTTCTTCGCAGAGGAATACGGTAAGGGTCTGATCCTGTCTGGTGAGGGTGGCCTTGCGTCCCTTGCGGACGTTGACATTGACTTCGTGGAGTTCAAGGGTTGGTTCGCTGACCAACATCCGAACATCGACCGTGAGAACGGGGAGCTTACGTTCCGCGAGATCATCAAAATGCTTGCGTCCCCTGAGTTCAAAGAGCAGGGGTACAAGTGGATCGGCATCGACAGCCTTACCGAAATGGCCGACCAGTGCATGACAGACGTTGAGCGCACCTTTGACGACAAGGGCGACATGCGCAAGTGGCAGGACTATGAGCGCCAAATGATCGGTGCTCTGAAGTTTGTGCGTGACTTGCCGATGGAAGTCCTCGTTACGTCTTTGGCCAAGGAAGACAAGAACGAAAACGACAGCCTCGAATTCTGGCCGATGGTTCACCAAGCCAAGGTCGCAAAGAAAATCCCGGCTCTCTTTGATCACGTCTTTTGTGGGATCAAAACCACAGAGGACAGCGGTGGGACGGTGGTGTCGAAGCGCCATGTCATCACTGACGAAATCCGTGGCTGGCACGGAAAGACCCGCGATCCGCGCGGCAGGCTCGAAAGCATCGAGCCATGCGGAAACCTCGTGGAGTTGCTGAAGCGCGTCAAAGCGAAAGACTAGCGGCCCTAAAGATTGAACATGCGAAACAGGAGAACACTGCATGTCTAAAGAGTGGAATGGCTTTGATAGCCTCGACTTGTCCGGTATCAGTGAGGAAGGCGGTCGCGCCACCCTCAAGCCGGGCAATTATATCTGCGTCGTCACAGACGTTGAGATCAAAACCGCAGTGAGTGGCGGCAAGTACATCGAAGCCGTGCTGACTGACCCGTCCTGCGGCCAGCATGTGATTGACCGCATCACCGTCTGGAACAAGAATGAGAAGGCGACCGAGATCGGTGTCGCACGCCTCAAGTCTTTGCTCTCGTATGGCGGGCACCCGACGCCTGACAAGCCGGGCCAGCTGACATCGCTCAAGGGCCTGAAGGTCGGCGTCCGTGTTGAGGCGGGCGACGATTGGGTTGACAAGAAAACAGGAGAGACGCGTCCGGGCGGAGGAAAGCCGCGTAACAACGGAGCTTACTTTTCGCCCGGTTCCAACGTCCCTCTTGGTGAGCAGGCCCCGGCACCAGCCGGAGCAGCTACCCAGCGGGGAGCGCAAGACAAAGTTCCGCGTGCCGCCGGACTAGACGACGAAATTCCTTTCTAGGATAAGGGCCTACCACATGGCAAACTTGCGCTTCCGCGTCGAAGATATCATCGAGAAGATCGACCAGTCTTGGACGCGGGAGGGTGAGTCTCGCGCTTACATTGGCGCGAGCACGGTGGGCAATGACTGCCTCGCGTTTCTCCAGATGGGGTTACGCGGGTATCCGCAAGAGCCCTTCCCCCCGAACGTCTTGCGGATATTCAGAGACGGCCATCGCATTGAAGACAGTGTGGTGGCCGACTTGAAAAAATCAGGAATGACTGTGTTTGCAGTCAACGGCCTGACCAACAAACAATTCGAGTGGATCAGTTTCGGCGGGCACGTGAAGGCCCACGCGGACGGTATGGTTGAGCTTCAGGAAGACGAGCCGCTGGCGCTTCTTGAAATCAAATCTATGAACGATAAGCAGTGGGAGCTTTTCAAGTCTCGTGGCGTAAAGTCTTCGCACAAGAAATACTACGAGCAGATGATCATGATGATGGGCATGGGGAAAATCCCCTCTGCCCTGTTTGTTTCGTACAACAAGAACACGTCCAAGTATCACGCCGAAGTGGTTCCCTATGATGAGATTGAATTCAATTATGTGAAGGACAAGATCGAGCAGACGTTGGGCGGCAACAGGCGCAGGATCGCCGATGTCCCTGACCGATGGGACTGTAAGTTTTGCAGCCGCAAAGAAGTCTGCTGGACGTCAGACGCCGACGATCAGATCGAAGTCCTTTGTCGAACATGCGATCACTCCATACCAACAGATGACGGCGGGTGGAAGTGCACGCTTCACAAGAAACAATGCAAAGACGCCTGCCCTGACTGGCTGCGTCTACAGATAGAGCCAGCGCCATGAACCATGAAAAATCTACCGACCTTATGCGAGACCTTATGCAGATCGAGGGTGAGATCGGTGACGACCTTGCCGAAGTAGTTGACTTGGTTTCGGAGATCGAAAGCATCGAGCGAAACATTTCGGAGATCGACAAGTATCGCGATCACGACAAGTGGAAGCGCGCGACAGACAAGGGGCGGCATCAGCGTGACCGCCTCACCGAACTGCGCAAGCAGATCGTGCACCGCCAAGCATCACGCTCAATCATCAAGTACAGACTGGATTACAAACACTATGACTGACACACAGATTGTTGGAGATAATCTCACGCGCCTACTGGCTATCGAGCAGGCAGCGATAGACGTTGTGATGGCTAGGCATGCAGACCAGATCGACAAGGCGAACCTTCGTCTGCACAAGATCGTGACGCACCGATGCACCATTCCGATCAGCGCCGAAGAACGGGCGGCGGCATGGAAGAACGACAAGCTCAAGGCATTCATTGAGGCCCTACCAACGGGAGCGCCGTCCAATGTCTGATATTGCTGAGCGCATCAAGGGCAGGCCGCCTGAGAATTTTTACTTCTATGAGCACGCCAACGGAAGCATCATCATGAAAGTGGGCTGGGCTGTGACGACGAACACCACCCCTGAGGAATACTTCGAGGGGCCTTTTGTTCTGCGGTACTGGCGCGGAGACGAGTGGCCAGACGACATACCAAATCCATTTGAGGAATAACCATGGACGAAATCGACCACAAGAAAATCAGAAAGCTGGAACAAAAGTCCGGCATCGTCCTGAACTTCGCGGACTGCGCCGAACGCTTGCGCAAGGGCGAACCCTTTGACGATCCAGAGGAACAAGAATGCGTTGAGGTCATCAAGGTTGATGGCGTCCAGAAGCTGCGCGGGCCTGCTGTGTGCGTTGAGTGCGGCCACGAGTGGGAGCACACGTCAGACATTGGGCCTAACTCTCACACGTGTCCTGTGTGCCACCTAGAGCGCGCCGTCTGGAAGACATTCGTCTACGCGGAGGTAGGCGCGTACCGACGTTTGTGCCCACTCTGTCATTGCGAACTGTTCACCATATATGGTGACACAAACAACAAGACCAAAATCAGGTGCTCAGGCTGCGGCCAATGCACCGACCTTGAGGAAGACAATAAGCTTTTCCGAGAGGAAGTGGAGGCGGGAAATATACCCCCGCCACCAGATAAGACTAGCTAGTCCCACCCTTTCCAGCCATCGGATTTACTGCCGCCCTTGGCTGGCTCACCAGCAACGGCGTCAGTGATGCCTTCCTTGAACGCGCGGTTGCCGCCTAGCACTGGCAACCTTCCGGCGACCGCGCGAACTGCTGCACGCTCTTTGCCAGTGCCATCATCAGCGCCATGTGTTGCCGCGTTCATTGCGCCAGCTGCCACGTCGAAGGCGTTCCACGCCGTACCGACGCTCGGTCCACCGACAGTCCCGAAGAACCGCATGGCACCGTAGGCACCGCCTTGGTCAGCCTGCTGGACGCTATCATGCAGAAGCTCAGCCATCAGGCCCAAGCCACCCATCATCATGAAGCCCTCGTAGTAAGTGCCCATCCAGCGGTCAGCGTCTTCGGGAAGCTCGACGTCAACGCCGAGGCTCTTGAGGTTATCACTCAGAAGGCGCTCGCGCACGGATGCCGTCTGGTCTTCGCCACGCATCTGAAGGATGTCCTTGGCCGAGAGAGCCAGTGCACCAGACGCAGGACCCATGGTCAGGAACAACGCAGGCGGAACCATGCGACGTCCACCACCCGTAAGCGGGTCAACCGTGAGCGCGCCCCTCCAGACGTCCTTGGAGTAGCGCGCCATCATTAGCGGGAAAGACTTCAGCTGGAACATGATCGACCCGACAGGGGACTGTGCCCACAGCGGAATGTCGTTCGGGTTCGGCGTGAAGATCGCCTCGTTGGCAAACTTGATGATGCCTTCCCGAAGGGCTGGCTTGTCGGCCATGTTTTCAAAGGCGTCGATGCGCTCAGCGTTGGCCAGCATACCGTCCAAGCCATACGCCCTGAGAACCCTGTAGGCTTTCTTGAAGCGTGGCGTCTGAGCGGTCAGGGCTTTCTTTGGATCGAATGCCTTGAGCGCAATGTCGTACTCAGACTTGAACCACTCGAAGCCAACGGCTCCGGCAATCTCTCGGTTCATCTGCGTCCAAGGCGTAAGGCCAGTCATGTTGAAGAACGCGACCGTGTTCTTGCCGAAGCTCGAACCATACAGGTTGGTCATGCGCTCGTGGATGATGTTGTCCACGGCCACGCCAGTCTGCTTGATCATGTTCCGGTACTCTGGCTGGCTGGCAAAACGTGCAATCGCCCTGCTGTACGCCTGCATATTGCCAGACCGCATGATCGGTAGCGCCAAGTCACCAAGCGAAGTGAGCGTGGTGTACGACAGCATTGTGATGCTGTTGAAGTTGCGCACCCACTTGGAAGACGTGCGGCCTGCTTCAGACAGCCATCCGCCAGATGTTGGCGACCGACGCTGCACTGAGCGCATGACGCTCTGAGCGTGCTCCACTTCGACGGCGGACAAAGGCTTGTCACCCCTAGCCAGACGATCACCAATCGCGCCCACGATGCCGTCAACGCGCTTAGCGTAGACTTTGCGGGCGCGCTCCGGTGCCTTGGCCGGATATAGGTTCATCAGGTAGGACCGGGCAGCGTCAGGGCCAGCCTTCTCGTAGGTGGCCATGGCTTTCTTGGCGGCACCGTATGCGCGGGTCGCCTGTTCTTCAGCTGTCCGCGTCTCGTTGGGAGAGAACGGCATTTCAGTGAGACGTTCCAGAACGATCTCGTCTGTCGGCAGGTTCTCGTTGACGCCCGGCGTCTTGAGTGTGCGCTTGGAGACTTTGTTTGTGCTGAGCAAATCACCGATGGCTATAGCCGCATCGCTCGGCTCATTCATCACAGACAGATAGTCGTAGAACGCGTGGCTCTGCTCGCCAAACTGCTTGGCGAAATCAATGCGGCGCATGGACGTGTCTGCATACTTGGCAGTGATCGCCTCAAGATTGTCTTCGAGGAAATTACCCAGAGTATCCAAGTGGTTCTGAAACTTGTCCAGTCTGATGAGACGTTGGAAGTCCACGTGGTCGCCCTGCGGAGACCGCGAGCCGCCACCCGGCGGCGGCACATACATGCCGTCATCGTCGATGAGCTTGGACGCAACACGACGCGCCTTGGTCATCGCCGTCTCAGGAGACATGCGGTTGACCTCGTTGGCCCGGTTCTCGTCAAGGAAATATGCCGACAGGTTCGACACGAATTCATTGTAGTTCTGCTGGATTTTCTCAGCGTTCCACACCTGAGGAAAGTATGGCTCGATCTCGCCAGACATTACGCCAGCGTCATCGAGTTGCTTGCGCACGGTGCTGAAGAAAGTTCTCAGTTCCTCGTATGCCTTGCGCTCGCCTTCTGTGAGGTCGCCCTCTTTGATGGAGCCGGGGTCACGACGCATGGCCGCGACGATCTTCTTGTGGCTATCAGGCTGGCGAGACTTGGCTTCTTTGCCGATGCGACCGATCTGATAGTCAGACGCGGACGATGCCCAGCGCGAAAGCTTGCCGCCAAGGCCCTTGGCGTGGTCAGGGAGAACCTTCAGCGCAAGTGTGATGGGGTGGATGGCCACACCCACGTTGCCCGCGTGACGCTCGAAGTGTCCGGTGCCATCGCTGCGCTCTGGTTTGATCCAGTCAGCGAACCAAGAAACACCATTGCGTCGAAGCGCCTGAGAGTTTTCTGCGGTCCCGTAGTTCCAAACTTTCTGAAGCGTGTTGGCTTCCTTGATGGTGGGCACTTGACCCTGTGCCATCTTGGCCATGCCCGTGCCTGCTTCAGCCGGAGCACCCATGCGTTGCAGTGCGTCCACAAGGAACTGCACATCAGCTGGCTTGAGTGGGCCAGTAGATGCGAGCGTCTTCATGATGGCTGGATTGGCAAGGCGAGAGCCTTCGTCCATTTCGAGCCAGCCATCTCCAAGCTCGTTACGTCCAGCCTCGAAGCGTTCGGCGTGGATGCTCTTGACCTGCTTGTGAGCCTCAAGAGGCATGATGAAATCAACACGCGTCTCGACTTCGCCAGACCCAGACCAGCCCCAAAGGTTGGACGTCTGAGCCATGGCCGAAGCGCCTTCGCCCTTAACGATGTCTGTGCCGATGATCGTGTCGTAACCCAAGTCACGCAGGCCCATCTTGATCAGGCTCGCGCCCTTCTTGGGAGAGCCTTCACCCACAAAGTGGGCGATGATCTGGAACATCTCGCGGCCAGACAGGACGCCCTTGACGTTGATCTGGTCAAGCGGCTTGGACATTCTGTCGGGAAGAGCCTCGCCAAGATCGCGGACTTCCTGACTGGAGTTATACATGGCCGTCAGGAACTTTCGCATGGTCGCATCGTCTCGCAGGTTCGAGACGTACTTCTTGGTGATGTGCCCGATGAGCGGAAGGATCATTTCTTCGAGACCCTTCACCTCACCTTCGCCGTTACCCATGGTGTAGAGCGCCTTCTCGGTGAAGTTCGCTGGCTTCTTGCCACGCGCATAGACGGGCTGGGACGTGTTGCTCTCGACGCCGAAAGCTTTCAGTCCGCGTACCCGGCCAGAGAATGCTTCTCCCAAGAACTCACTATCGCCCTTGAAGCCGTTCAGGATTTTGTCGTTGAGGACTTCGACCTGTTCTTCAAGCATGCGCGCAGTGGCCAGATGTTCTTCGGCTCTCAGGATATCGCCAGCTGCGTGAGCGCGCGATGCCTTGCGACGAGCAGCGCCAGCGAAGCCGACGTGCTGCTGACGCATCGTAATGTGCGCCAGCAGCATGGAAGCCTCGCGCTTTGGAACCTTCAGCTGCTCAAGGAAGTCAGGATAAAGCCGATCAAGGTTCACATAGCTGAGCGTGCTTGTGTCCAACGCGCCATATGGATCGCTGTAAAGTTTCACGCCGCGACCATAAACCGTGTCGCTCTGGTGAGGCATGGACGTCTTGCCCTCAGGACCAGCGTACCCTTGGACACGGTTGTCCGGGCCAGTGGCAATGAAGTAAGTCTTCGGTGGCGTCGCCAGCATGACTTCATTAGGCTCAGCGCCCAAGAATTTGATGATGTCGTCTTTGCGGGACGGCGAAGAATTGTGCCACAGCATGTGCGAAGTCTCGACGCCCTTGCTCATGGCGCTGTATTCTTCGCCAGTGGTCATGGACCGATCACGCAGGTTGGCCATCATCTTATCGACGTCGGCCTCACGCATCTCAAGGTATCCGTCTTCGTCGCGGAAGACGCTGCGGTATCTGTCGAGATTGGGGAATGCTTTCCTGATGCGAGCTGGCGCTTGTCCATTCAGGACGTAGCCAGTTGCATCCGCAAGACGAAGCACTGTGTCCCGCATCTCAAGAGGAACGTCTTCGATGGCTTCATCAGAGATGTCGCTCAGGAACGTGAGTGTTGCACTCAAGACTTCCTCGTCGGACGCATCAACCACGTCGTCCCCAACATGAACCTGCTGGTCCATGAGGACCTTCATGACGTTGCGGACCGGGATCATCGGCGCGACCTCGGAGCCAGTGGTAGTGCCCACAAGGTTCGTCGCTACTGGACGCAGCGTCGCGCGGGCCTTCTCCAGCTCGAAGAAGCCAGTGAGGGGCGTCTTACTCTCTGGATCAGCCACGCCTGCGATATTCGCGATCCTGTAGTACAGCGTGCGCATGACGTGCTGGCGCTCACCATTGCGATGCGTCATCTTGCGCTGCACGTCGTTCATGGATGCCCGCGCCTTGGGAGACACGTTGTCTTCGGACCAGCCCTTGATGTGATCTCGCTCGCGGCTGATGGCCTCGCCCACGTTTGGCGAGGTGATCACAGCCTGATCCAAATCATCGTGCACAGGCTCAGAGTTTTCGCGGGCATAGATTTCGCCCTGAAGACGCTTACCAAACGCGTTGCCCTCGTTCTCTCTGGCCAGACGTTGGAGCTTCGCCTCAGGAGCGGAGCGCACATCAAATGTGTCGTACTCTGTCGAGCGAAGCTCTTTGGTCGCTGGCTCATTGAGACCAGCCTTGGCTGCGGTACGTCCAGCTTGCTTCTTGCCAGTCAGGATTTCTGTGTCTGTCTTGCCCCGACGTTTTGCTTTGGCCTGCTTGCCAATGGACGCTTTCATTTTGCGGTAAGCTTTAGACCGGGCGTCCACGCTGCGCTTCTTCAGCTCGAAGTCCCGGCCCATAGACACGATGTCTTCGCCCGCGATGCGGTTGAAGGCAGCCTTGGCTTTACCGAGGATCGCCTTCATGTTGCCATCAAGGAAGAATTCTACGCCATCGTCAGACGTCTCGAAGATTTCGCGCAGACGGTCCGCTGCTTTCGATGGGTCTTCGACGACACGCAGCCCGTCCTCAACTGGTGAGTTGGCATACTTGTCAATGTCTTTGAAGCCGAGAGCCTCATAGATGCGGCCATATACAGCCCGCGCATTCGGGTGGGCTTTCTCAAGCGCAGCGAACGCTGGGGTTTTCTTGCGGGCGTTCGTGGCCGCAATGCCATAGAGTTCGTTGGCCAGCTCATAGGAAGTCTTGACGATGCTCTCGGCGCTGTCAGCTTCGAGCGCCATCTCAAGTTCGCTGTGAAGCATCCTGACCGAAGACACCCGGCGCAGGATAGCTTTGCCGCCTGCCGTCTTGGGCTGAAGAACGCCGCCCTCCAACGCACGCGCGTCTTCCGGGTCAGGAATAATACGAGCAAAGAGTTCTTCAAAGCCCGGCTCGATAGCGTCTTTGTCGAAGAAGAACCGATCAATGATCTGCTGAAGCATGCCGGAGACCTTGCCCCAGAAGCTCGAAGCCTGCGCATACTTGCTGAACTCAGGCTTGGACTTGAGGTCTGGGTCCAGATGGTTGCGCGCAATCCACATCATGAACTGGTTCGCGAAGAACTCGGCTGGGCTGTCCTGCATGTTGCCAGTCATTGGGATGCCGTTGTTCAGCATCTTATAGAGAGGCAGTGGCAGCTTGGCTTCAAGAGCCAGCTCATCCACCAGACCGTCAGCGTCGGTGTATTTTTCTTTGATCACGCGCCAGAATTCTAGGCGATCTGAAGGCGTAAGAATGTTTGTGTAGGCCCAATGTCCAAGCTCATGGCCCAGCGCATAAATTCGCGGAAGCGGGAATGGCGCAGCCGGATTAGGTGCGCCAATTCCGATCTCGTTGCTGGTCAGATTAAGGCCAGAACCAGAGGCACGGTTGATCCAAGGTGCGCGGCCATCATCAGCAACAAGGCTGATGATGCGCAGGGCTTCCACGATTTCGTCAGGACCGAACAGGTCGGTCATCGCGGCGAGGCTGCGTTGGCTTTCCTCAAGGCGTGCTGCATCGAGACGCACAGGCTCAGGCGCGACCTCTTGTTGGAACGCGTAGAGGCGCTCCATGAAGTCGAATACGTCTGTGATCTTGCTGCCATTGGGGAGCGTGCCGTCTACTTCTTTGGTGGCCTTGCGTGCCCACGCGATGCTCTGTTCGATGGTCCTGACTGCGAAGTCCAGCTCATAGACTGACGCTGTTCCGTCCTGCATCTTCTTGGCCAGCTCATCAAAGAGCCGCTTCGGAGAGATAGGCGATGCGCGGGTGCGCTTGGTCAGCGGCAAGGTATCAATGTCTGCGGAGAACTGGCTCCACCGTGTGACTGCTGTCGGAGGCAGCATTTCGTCGGATGCTTCGGCTGCCGTGAGGAACATGCGCAGCGGACCGTCGGACCCTGCTTTGCCAAATGTCTCGCGCGCCATGGCAGAGTTGGACGTTGCGCCAGCTTTTACATAGCCAACTTCCCAGAGCGTCTTGTCTGCCTTGCCCAGAAGCGTGGAAACATCGCCGCCTGTTTCGGTTTGTTTCTTTGTGAGCACTCGCACTGGAGCGTCAGTATCGTCACCAACATACCGGATGGCCAAGACGCGACCGTCTTCAGCAACAGCCGGGAGGTTTGGAGCGCCGAACTTCTGCGACACAGCCTTGTCGAGATCGAGCTTGTCGATTGCGCTCAGGAAGTCTTCGAGCTTGCCGCCAGCAATGAGATCATCGACAGCCTCATTGAGCAGATCAATGGTTGGCTTCTTGGGGACATCACCCTGCACAGCCTTGGGCAGAGAATTCTGCTCACGGGTCATGATGGCCGGGTTGCGCCAGACGCCAGATCCTTTGCCCTTGATCGGGTTGTACCACAGGATTTCACCTGCGTCGGCCTTCGGTCCGTCTTGGACGCGAGTGTTCTGCTCCGCCACAAACTGGAGCGGCTTGTTTGTCTTGAGGCGTTTAGCTGCATCAGCTGCGCCGTCACGTCCAAGAGGGATGCCTTCTTTGGTGGCAACCCGAATGGCTTTCTTGGTGAGCGTTGGGTCGGTGCTTTCGCGGCCAGTCGTGCTTTCGCCCGGCTCAGCCATGCGGGCCAGTGGGGAGGTGCCAGTGTCTGAACGCTTCGGGATGAACTTGCCACGGTCGTTGATGACCACAGCGGTTGCGTCGATCGCGGCTTGGATTTCCATGCCGACGCGCTCGACACCCGAAGGTGCCGCACCTGTTTCCTCGGTGAAGCGAGCGATCTCCGTCTTGACCGCAGCGCCCATGATCATCTTGGCGCGCTTGGTCTCGGTCGTGGTGAGCTTGCCGGGTTCTGGAACTTCAGCGCCTTCGTCCATGCGCAGAAGATTATCAGCGTCGTCCAAGTGCTTCGCAACGCGATCACCAAACTCAGGGTCAACGCGGCGCAGGATCTCGCGAGCGCCCTCAGGGGACGCAGCGCGAATAACCCGGAACCTCACCGGGTCCATGATCTCGTAGACTTTATCCAGCGTGGCGCGAACCTGAGCCTGCGATGGAATGTCATCAGCCGCCTTGGACACAGCCGCGCGCTGCTTCGTGCGCTTGGCGACTTTCTCTTGGCCTTTGACTTCGGCTGGGGTCGCAGTGTTCTCTGCGTTCTCGGCCTTCAGACGCTTGCGTAGAGCTGCGACAGAGTTGGTTTTCAGTTTGCCGTCTTGGCCAGCACTGATCTCTGGAACGCGTTCGTTCTTGACGAGGCCGACGAGCCAGTCTTCGTCTTTGCCGTTGGCTTCAAGGAGCTTCTGGACGCTGGCAGCCTGAGCATCCGACTTGTAGATTTTCGGAGTCGGGCCTTTTTTCTTGGCGACAGGCGCGGGATCACCGCCGCCTGCTTTGATCTCAGCGATCTTGTCCACGGCAGCGCGGTTGTAGTTCTTGGGAGCGAAGTCGCTCCAGTCCAGCACACCGTCGTTGACCATGCGGTACGCGTAGGCACCCACGGTCCCACCGGAGAACGTGACGCCAGCAGGAGGCGGGTTCTTGGCGTATGCGATTGCTTCGAGGTCAGGCGAATTGAGACCGCCATTCTTCGCGCTGCCCTT